CACGTTGCGCATTTGCCGCCGCATCTACAATTTTGAATTGGTTTATCTCTTCGTCGGAAAACCCTTCGCATTGTTGTGCTGCTTCCACGGCGTCTAACGCTTTCCTCCCAGCCGCCACGAACGTAGTCTGTACGGTTTCAGTTGTGCGTTGCTCACACATAGCCATCCACTCAGTGCCATACCCTAATGCGTCTGCCACAGGTTGGTGGGCCACCATTGCGCCCCACAGTTCAGTCATGTGCTTTCTCCTTTAGTTAGTTACAGATACGCATTGCCTGCTTCGATTGACCACTTGACATACGGCTTGGTGTTACGCAGTCCGGGGTCTTGGCGCGTGGCATCCATCACATACATGGTCTGAAAGTCAGACGGCATGCGGGCAACGAACTCCATGCATCGGTCGAAGTTGTCCTTGCTCGTACGATTGGCGATTGCACCCACCAAGGCATAGCGCACAGCGGGGTCAGTGGGCACATCGGTCTTGCTTGGATTCATCAACAGAGCGTCGATGTTGGGCAACGATTCGAAGATACGCTTGAACCCTGTGTACTCGGCGGCTGCACCCTCACCCACACAGCCAGCGATGTTGGCGAAGTACAAGTCCGTACGCAGTGTCTGCGATACAGCGTTAGCCATCTCCCATGTCCGTGGCGTAGGATTGATCTTCCGGTTGGCATCGAAGTCAGACAGCAGGGCAGGACGGAAACGCAGGAACTGAATCATCTTGATGTCGATGCCTGCATCGAATGCCCACGCACACCAGTCGTCGATGTTCTCGTCGAACGTCAGGTTCTGCATACGATTGGCTAGCTTGGTACTCATGCGGTTGGCACCGGACTTGTCCTCTGTACGATTACCTGTGGTTATCTTGTACACCTTGGGGTGCAGCTTCATCTCGCCTGCATAGTTGTCCAAGATGACACGACACAGTGGGTTCTGCATCGGCATGGGAGCATCGGACAACTCCTCAATGATGAGCGCGCACGGCTCGTCAGTCCCATCGTCACGGATACGATAGAACTCAGGCATAGGCAGCCACTTGGCTACATCACCATCGGTGCGGGGCAGGCCCATGATGTCCACGGGGTCACGCAGGGATGGATTGAACTCGGTGATGCGTTCGGGCTTGATGCCAAGTTGCTTGATGATGTCACGGGCAAGTGACGACTTGCCACCACCCGGGCGGCCCTCAATGTTGGGCACAAGCCGGTTACCCTCGGAGAAGTTAATGAGACAGGACTCAACGATGTCAGAGTATTTCATATGGTCTTTCAGTTAGTTAGCGTGGTGAATTGCGTGTTCGGGTAAACCCTAATAACGCGCTGCGGGCACAAGTTCTACGCTTGTGTTCAATTTAATGGGTAAGTTGGGTAGCTCATGGCGTGAGCTTGCCCCGTGATAGGTGCGCACGATTTTCTGTGCGTCCAGCTTATTAGCGAACCATTTGGCTAGCCCGCTGTCCAAGTCTTGGCACATCAGCCTTGGGTTGTCTAGGTGGTCTGCGTTCAGATATCCTCCGTGTCTAGTTGGTAAAGCATGTCGACGACAGTTTTCCTCCCCACCTTGGCGACCAAGAAGTTCAAAGACTTAGCCGCGACTGTAGTGAGTCTGATCTCGCCATTGACCATCTCTTTAAGGCAGCGCAAGATGACCCAATCTTCGGCAGTTGGTTCCTTACTCGTTGCCTCTGCCTTCTGCGCTCGGTCTTGCCAGTAGTGGACATCGCACAGGTCACCTTGGTCGATGTCATGTTTGTAGAGGTTGAACTGGTAGCTGCCGCAGCGCCAGTCCCCGCATTTGTATGTGCATCTCCATTCAGCCATGTCGTTCTCCTATACAGATGTGTCTACAGTCATCCATTGTTCAAATCCTTTCGGCTCGGTGTACTCGGCCTTGATGGTGTAGCCAAGTCGGATGATGTTCTGAATGTTGGCAGGCGTGAGGGTCTGCTGTCCAAGTAGCTGTGCGAATAGCTTACTCATGTTGCACTTGGGGTAAATACGGGTTTCCCCGTAGTTGGACTTGGGTTCTACGATAAGTTCGGTGTTCATACTCTGTTTTCCTTGGGGTTGGTCTGACGTAAGGTTGTAGGTGCGGCTGTGGAGGTCACTAGCTGATACGCCCCTTTGTTGTACTCCTGCACCACTGTCCACGATTGGCGGGCAGTTATGGCGTTGGTCTCGCCACAGCGTAGGCACAGTCGGTATCCAAGCTGGCTACGCTTTGGGTCTATGTCGTCACTGCATACGCAGCATAGTTTCATGGCTCATCTCCTTTGCGTGTGAAGTCATCCTCTTCCAATGGCGGGAGTTTTACGGCTTCGCTAATCCACTCCCACACCCGCATGAAACTCTCCATGTCCTCGCTGCCAAGGCATGGGTCGCTGTATCCCGTTGGCTTTCCAAGGTCGTCATAGCAGACCTCTTTAATACAGTACCAGTCCTCGCCATCATTGCCCCGCTTGTCGTTGACCACGCGATAGTTCCATGTGAAGTCAAAGTGTGAGTTGTCGTCGTCGTTCATGTTGTCTCCTCAAATCCATTAAGTTGTTCTGATATTAAAAACAAGGCCCGCGCTGCGCTCACTTCCGACTTCTTTACTAGTGCCTCACGCAACTCGGGGTCGAACAGCAAGTCCAAGTTCTCTTGCCTTTCTTTGCGTTTGTCCAACATGAATCGCGCTAGCACTCTGTGGTCGGTGTAAGCAACCGTGCCGTCCTCGTCCTGAGCGGTAAGGTATCGATCATCGGTTACCATGCTTGTCGGCATAGACCAGTAGTCTGACCCCTCATCACTCATGCGGGCAATCACTGTGTCGTTGCAGACGTACCAGTCTGCCGTTTTGTTGTGTATGAACATCGCACCGATAAAGGTGCAAGCTGAGCAGTCGTGCTTCCATTTGGGTTTCATTCTGTGTCTCCTTCGTGCAATATTTCAGTGATTAAGAATCCAAACATAAGTCCAGCAGCGAATAGCAGGGCGTCATGCGCCCACCCCTCCATATTCATGCCAAGGGCGAACGATGCACAAGCCAGCACAGTGTTGGCTAGTTGGTATGCGCGTAGTTCTTTCATACGCCATGCTCCCACTTGTCGTGGAACTCAGCATCGAACTCGGGTTCGTCCACCATGAATGGGTTGGTCTTCCGCTCCCGATACGCCCACGGCTCGGGGCTGTCGATACGGGCGAAGTTGGGTTCCACAATCAATGTGGTTAGGTCGTCAATGTCTAAGAACATGAGGTCTGCGGGGATACGCATGATTTTTCCTTTCAGTGAGTGAGTGGGCGAGAAAACTTGTGGTATACTCCAGCCATAGGCTGGAGTGAGTGAGACACCAAATGGGCTGTTGATGCCGAGTCGTGATAGGTGCGGTACTGTTTATGCATACAGATTATTCCGTACCAACTAATGTGCAGAATATTCAAATCCTTTATAGATCAAGGACTTAGCGGGGGAATATTCCAATATTCTAATATTCTGCGTTTTTCTCTCAGAGACAGACTTTTACGTGATGACGTGTGTATGTGACTCTCGTCATGCATGTATACACACGTCACACGCCCTCGCCTGAGCGCAGCCATTTACATAAGAATAATAGAATATTAGAATAATACACATATAAGTGATTGATTTCATTGGACATTCAAATATTCTGTAGTTTATTCCGACACTTTTTGACAGAATATTCACTTCCACATGCGCGGCGTGGCTAGCCCGCGCATGAACCCACCGCCTTGAAGTATCGTCTTGGGCGGCACGGGGCCAAGCAAAGAGAACGAACCAATGACATGCTGCATGGGCAGATAGCGTGGCAGCAGTTGCAGCGGTACGATTGTCTTGCCCTTGGGCAGTAAGTGAGTGCGTTTCATGATGAATCCTTTAAGTGAGTGTGATATACTCCAGCCAATTGGCTGGAGTGAGGGAGAACGAATCAAGCGTCAATCGTTGCACCTTGCGTAGCGATACGCTCAACGATACCGAACACGAACGCTTTCTGTCCTTTGATTTCCTTACCCGATGCAGTCACTGCGTGGGTAACTTGCTGGCACAGAGTCATCAGCATGTCCTTAGACACGGGGCCAGTTGCGGGGAGTGCAACATTCAAGTAAGGTATAGCAGCCTTGGCGACCAAACCACAGTTGAGGATGTCCTCGACCAGCGGGCGGTACTGACCATTAGCCAACCATTTGGCATACAGCGCCTGACCCATAGCCATGCGAGTGTCGCGTGATGCAAAGGCAATAGCCCGTGCGAATGAACCAGTCTTGCCAGTCTTGGCAGACAGAATTACTTGACCATGACCTTCAACCAATGCGATAGCATTTTCCATTTTGATTCTCCAAGTGAGTGAGTAAGTAAAGGGTTACTGTATGCGCTGTCACCGCATACATAGAACCCCTCACAGAGTGAGGGTGAGTACCGATTTTCTGTACAGGGTATCGGTTTTAGTGTGACCCATGGATTCATTCAATTAAGTTAATCCTACTTGCTCATGTCTTTCCATGAGGCCTCACCGATAGCGGAGTCTTACCGCATACAGTGTCGCAGTCCCGTACTCGCAAGCCAGTGTTTCATGCGATGGGTTTGCCCTGCCACTATCGGCGCAGGGATGCTCTGTCAGATATGCTTTGTTCTCATATCACGATATGCGCCACCATATCGGAGTCGATTTAAATTGTTAACGAACGCCCACCACACAATGCCTACCATTTGACCCATGCATGTAACCGATACCCTAAGGCATGGTCGCGATACACGGAATGACTAGCATCATGCTGTTAATGAACTCGGTGTCGGGGCAACGATGTACCCTCACTAACGGTATGAATCGGACAATGGTGCGGACAAAGGGGACGGGGGGAGGGGGGAGGGACACGGACAGCGACACCCCCGCCGCTCACTACCTATTACGCACACTACAAGGCCAAATTTTTTCCATATACACACGTCTACATACATGCTGTTACCCCCCACCGCTTGACACGCCCCCAATTTGTATTACCATACACACGTCATTAACCAAACTGGAGTACCCACATGGCTTCTAAAATGCCCGCATCCCTCATGGCTAAATTTGAAAAATCCGGTAAAGACGTAGAGAAAAAAGGAATGAAAGAAGGTTCCAAAGCTGACATGGCGCTGGACAAAAAGCAGATGAAAGGTATGAAGATGCCTGCTGCTAAACCCGCCATGAAGAACAAGTACTGAGATGGCTACCAAGAATTGGATTCAGGGCGCTATCAAGAAACCCGGCGCGTTGCATAAAGACCTTGGCGTCCCGCAAGGTAAACCAATTCCTGCTAAGAAGTTGGCGGCTGCTGCTGAAAAAGGTGGCAAGGTTGGGCAACGTGCGCGGCTTGCACAGACCCTTAAAGCCATGAAATGATTCGCCACAATTTCTTTCTGCCTGAAGACCTCATGGCGAGGATGAAACTGCACTCAGAACGTACTGGGGTGTCGCTGTCTGAGATTGTTCGACGTGCTATTTTTGATTGGCTCAAAGAACATGAACGAAAGTAAAGACCTGACGGCGCATAAGCTTGACTGGAGTACATCAGAAAAACTCCAAGAGTCTTTGCTTAAACGTGGGCGTCTAGAAAACGCAGTTGAGCAAGCTAATCTTGAAGCCGCCATGGTGGAGCGTAAGCTTTGGACTCTAGAAGAGCATAAAAAATTTACTTGGTTCCAAGACTGTGAACGAGTTTGAAATCGAAGACCTCACGGCGCACCTGAATCATTCAGAGTTTGCGCTGTCTCCGCAAGCCACAGAACCGCATGTCACATTGGAAATCCCACCGCAGTTAGTGTGGGAGTGTGCTGCGGGGCTAGAGGAGCCTGCGTCCATAGCACGACGCTTCGGGTTTGAGGGTGAGAAGTGGGAACGGCTGGCCCAGTGGCCTCCGTTCATCACAGCAGTTCAGACGCAGCGATCGGAGTTTGAGCGCAACGGGATGACGTTCCGTCTGAAGGCGGGCCTCATGGCAGAAGAGATGATGGCGATGATGTTCAAGCAGGCCATAGCCAACGAGACCAGTGTGATGCAGAAGCTGTCCGTGTTCAACGCGCTGACAGACGTTGCGGGGTTGAAAACGCCCAAAGAAGACAAGAACGCTGGAGTGAATGTTGCACCGAAGTTTAGCATCACAATAAACATACCGCAGGGGGCGCAGCCCCTGACCATTGATGGCTAACCTTGTCTATACCCCACCGACATCGGTAGTTCCATTTCTCACGGCGAACAAGTTTTCCAACTTCATCGTGGGGCCGGTGGGTTCAACCAAGACGACTGCGGCGCTCATCAAGATTGGCTACGAGGCCAAACGCATCAAGGCATCACCGGACGGCATACGGCGTAGTCGTGTGGCGGTCATTCGTAACACCCGGCAGATGCTGTGGGACACGACCATACCGGACTTTTTGAAGTGGTATCCAGACGGTGAGGCCGGGATACTGGAGAAGACAAACAGCAAATTTCAATTGAAGTTTGACGACGTTGAGTGCGAAGTCTTGTTCCGTGGACTGGACGATGCGAACGACGTGCGCAGGTTGCTGTCGTTGCAGTTGACCTTTGGCGTAATGGATGAGTTCCGGGAGATCAATCCTGACATTTACAACGCGCTGACTGGTCGTCTAGGGCGTTACCCGGACAAGACAATGAACGGGGTTGGTGCATGCGACGACAACGGCAAGCAGGTACACAAAGTGTGGGGGGCTACTAACCCGCCCGACATGGATACGTTCTGGGAAACGACGCTGACTGAGCCGCCGCAGAACATGCATGTGACCATTCAGCCGAGCGGGCTGTCACAGGAAGCTGACTGGACGCAGTACCTGCCAGACGAGTACTACGAGAACCTGTGCGAAGGCAAGAAGGAAGACTGGATTGACGTGTACGTACACGGCGAGTTTGGCAAATCGCTGAGCGGGCAGCCGGTGTTCAAGGCGTTTGACCGGGATACGCACGTTGCCAAGCAGACACTCAACCATATCAAACTCCAGACTCACCCGTTGATGATTGGGATGGACTTCGGGTTGACCCCAGCCTGCACAATTAGCCAAGTGGACGCCCAAGGGCGGCTGCTTACGTTTGCGGATTTGGTGTCTGAGGGTATGGGAACCTTGAGATTTTGTCGTGAGAAGTTAAAACCGCTACTCACAAACCGGTTCCCGGGTATGAACGTCATTATTATTGGCGACCCGGCGGGGCAGCAGCGGGCGCAGACCGACGAGCGTTCGGTGTTTGACATCCTCCGCGCTGAGGGGTTTCGGGTAGTATCTGCCAAGTCCAACAGCATTGTTGCACGTATCAATGCAGTTGATAAGATGCTCACACGTACCATAGATGGTAAACCTGCCCATCTAATTGACCCATCGTGTACACACCTTATTGCTGCCCTGCGCGGCGGGTATAGGTATAAAATCCGGCAGAATGGCGAAGCGGACGATAAGCCAGAGAAAAATGGCTATTCCCATATTGCAGATGCGCATCAGTATGTGTGCCTGCACGCAGACGGTAACGTAACTGGGGATACTTGGCAACGCAAGGCGGTTGAAATCAAGAGAGTAGACTATGTCTGGTCTTGACATGTACGCCCGAATCGTATACACCCCCACATAAAGACGTAACGCATATGCAACTTGGCCTGAACATTACGAACAGTACCGCGCCGGGAACAGTATCGGCAGGCGGACTCGTCACTATCAAATCGTTGAAAGGCATGGCTGATGAAGCCAGAGCCGCAGCGCAGCAAGCCAATTCCCAACCAGTAGTTCAAGCTCTAGCTGGGTACATCCGCAAGAAATGGATGTCAGCGATGCTGGCTAAGCAGCAGACCTCAGAAATCAAAATGCTGAAGTCCGTGCGGGCGCGGCGCGGGGAGTATGACCCTGACAAACTGGCCCAGTTGCGTGAGCAGGGCAGTTCGACCATCTACATGATGCTGACATCGAACAAGTGCCGTGCGGCGTCTAGCTGGCTGAAAGATACGCTTGTCACAGCCACAGAAGACAAGCCTTGGACGATTGAGCCTAGTCCAATGCCTGAGTTGCCGCCTAACCAAGTGCAGGGCATCATGCAGCAGGCACAGCAGGAAGTGCAAGAGCTTTACATGCAAGGCACGCCGCCTACAGACCAGCAGGTGCGTGAGCGTCTGCTTGAGATGAAAGACATGGCGATGTCCCATATGCAGGACATGGCTAAGCGTACGTCTGAGCGCATGGAACTTAAGATGTCAGACCAGTTGTTCGAAGGCAATTGGAACAAGGCATTCAGTGAGTTCTTGGACGATATCACTACGTTCCCGTCGGCGATCATGAAAGGGCCGGTTGTCCGTAAGCGGCCTAAGCTGAAGTGGGTTCCCGGGCCTAATGGAACGTACGACATGAGCGTCGTAGACGAACTTGCCCTTGAGTGGGAGCGGGTAGACCCGTTTAATCTGTACCCCGCTGCGGACATGTCCGACATTGAGGATGGGGCCATCATTGAGCGCCACAAGCTGTCTCGTGCTGACCTGCAAGCCATGATGGGCGTTGAAGGTTTCAGTGAAGATGCCATCCGTGGCGTGCTTGAGGAGTACGGCAAGGGCGGTCTGCGCGACTGGATTTACGTTGATATGAACAAGGCTTCGGCTGAGGGCAAGTCAACTATGGGTGTACAGCAGAACCCGTCAGAATTGATTGACGCGCTCCAGTACTGGGGTAGCGTGCAGGGTCAGTTGCTTCGTGATTGGGGTATGACTGAGGAAGAGATTCCTGACCCGCTGATGGACTACCCGATTGAAGGTTGGGTTGTAGGCCATTGGACTATCAAGGCCGCTGTCAATCCTGACCCAATGGGGCGCAAGCCGTACTTCAAAGCGTCGTACGAAGAAGTTCCCGGAGCGTTCTGGGGCAATTCGGTGGCTGATCTATGCCGTGATACCCAAGACATTTGCAACGCCGCTGCGCGGTCTCTGGTGAACAACTTGTCTATTGCATCTGGCCCGCAGGTTGTGTACAACATTGACCGCTTGCCGCAAGGCGAGAACATCACACAGATGTACCCGTGGAAAGTCTGGCAGGTCACGTCTGACCCGCTGGCGGGAAGCGCACCGCCCATGCAGTTCTACCAGCCAAACTCAATGGCGGCTGAGTTGATGGCGGTGTACGAGAAGTTTGCTAATCTGGCTGATGAGTACACAGGTATACCCCGGTACATGACCGGCGATAGCCCTGCGGGCGGCGCGGGACGGACTGCTTCAGGTATGTCCATGCTGATGACCAACGCTGGTAAATCTATCAAGCAGGTTATTGCCAACATCGACGCCACAGTTATCAAACCAGCTATTGACCGGTTGTATTTCTACAATATGCGGTATGGCACTGACCCAGATTTGAAAGGCGATATCAACGTCCGCGCCAAAGGTGCAGCGTCGCTGGTGCAGAAAGAACAAGCTCAAGTCCGGCAGAACCAGTTTCTGCAAATTGCGCTGCAAAGCCCGGTTGTCCAGCAGGTCGTCGGTATGGAAGGTATTGCGGAACTATTGCGGCAGTCGGCTAAGACGCTTGACCTTAACCCAGACCTTATCGTCCCACCGGTTGAAGTCATCAAACAACGTATGATTAACGAGCAGGCGATGCAGCAACAGCAGATGCAGGCGGCTCAAGCAGGTGGTCAGGTGCAGGCTGGGGGTTCTGCCCCGGCTCCGCGCCCGGGGGCGCAGCTTCAAAATGGCGCACCAGTAGCAAATAATTTTGCACCACAAGCAGGTATTGCAAGTTGACAGTAGGTTTTTATCGTATAGTATCCACACAAAGGAGTTTTTTATGAAAGCAGTTGACCCTACAGATATGCGTATGTCCGTTGGTAATAACGGTAAAGAATATGCGCAAATTTCTGCTAAAACCGACGGCATGTCCAAAGGCCCAGCAACACAAGGCGCTGGCGGTAAAGATGGAGATATCATCAATTTGGGCAAACGTGGCGGTGCCGAGTACACAACTATGACCGCCAAGACCGACGGAATGTGTAAGTGATTCGTGTTGATGAGCGTACGGCGCGGTGTTTTGCACTGCTCCGCGCTCCAGAGATGCAACCCCTGATAGAATTCTTGAAAGCGCGACGCCAAGAGACTCTTGAAAGACTTGGTGAAGCAACAGGTGAAGAAATGAAGAGTCGGCTGCAAGGCCGACAAATCGAACTCAAGGAATTCCTTGAGATGGTGGAACAAGGGGAAACCCTGTTTGCCAAAACCCGGAGACAGTAGTCAGACCGTTAAGTCGGAGACTACAGTCAAGTTTTTAGTTAACCAAAGTAGCAGACCGTAAGCGAATAGAAACTGACCGTAAAGTCGGAGTTTCAAAGCGTAGTCGGAGCGAAGGAGATAGAGATGCAATTGCCCCGTGCCGTTCAGCAGCAAGTTGATGACGCAGATGCGTTCGTAGCCCAGATGACAGGTCAGACCACAGAAAATGTGGAGACTAACCAGAATCCAGACCTTCAACCAGTAGCGAATGACCCGCCGCAACCAGTCTCGCAAGAGCCGCAACCGAAACCGGTATCCGAAGATACGTGGGAACGAAAGTACCTCACGCTCAAGGGTATGTACGATGCTGAAGTGCCACGATTGCATTCACAGACTCGGGAACTGAACCAACAAGTCCAGAACCTGATTACTGAAACTGCACTCATCAAGGCGCAGCAAGCAACCGCACAGCCGAGTTCCAGATCGACTCTTATCACTGAACAAGACAAAGAAGCCTTTGGCTCTGACTTGTTGGATTTGATTGACCGCGCTGCTGAGCAGAAAGTTTCCGAAGTTCGGAATCGTAATGCTGAGTTGGTAGGGGAACTCAAAGAATTGAAAGGCAAACTCGGAAACATGAGTGACCGGCAGGTGGTATCTGATAAAGACAGGTTCCTCGCCAGCTTGGGCACTAAAGTTTCTGACTGGGAAACCCTGAATGTAGATTCTGGTTTCTTGGCATGGTTGGCTGAAGTAGACCCCGTATACGGACTACCACGCCAGTACGGATTGAACAACGCCTATGAAGCGCTTGACGCAGACCGAACGGCTGCAATTTTCAATCAGTACAAATCTATGGTCACGCCCAAGAACCAGCAACGAGCGCCTAGTCTTTCAAGTCAAGTAGCACCGACTCGCTCTCGTAGTACGCCTGCTCCGAATTTGGGAACCGAGAAACCGATTTACAGCCAAGCTGAAATTTCGCAGTTTTACGACGACTGGATGAAGAACAAGATTACGAACGATGAAGCGGTGAAGATTGAAGCTGAGATTCATGCCGCCTATGCTGAAGGACGTATTCGTTAAGTTCAACAGACATGGCGGTTTTAACCAAATCGTTTAGAAGGAAATTTTGCCATGTCTACTATTACCGCAGCAGCAGCCTATCCCATTAACTCGGGTGGTTTTAACACCCCCGGTGGACAGGTTGCCTATTCTGGAACCGCTTATTCCGGTTCGTTCATCCCCGCCCTCTGGTCTGGCAAGCTGGCCCAGAAGTTCTACGCCGCTACCGTCTTCGGTGAGATTGCCAATACCGACTGGCAAGGCGACATCACCGGCATGGGTGATACCGTAATCATCAACACGATTCCGACTATCACCATCAACAGCTACAGCATTGGCCAGAATTTGGCCTATGAAGTTCCTGCTCCCAGCACCATCTCCTTGGTCATCAATAAGGGTAAGTACTTCGGTGTGAATGTCAACAACGTCTTGGAACTGCAAGCTAAGCCCAAGCTGATGGACATGTTCACCAATGACGCCGCCATGCAGATGAAGATTCAGATTGACAAGGACATCTTGTACACGAACTACAACCAAGGCGCTGCTGCTAACCAAGGTGCTACTGCTGGTGCAATCTCTGCCTCGTTCAATCTGGGTACTGACTTGGCCCCCATCACGTTGACCGCTGCCAACATCCTGCAAAGCATCACTGCTCTGTCTAGCGTGCTGGACGAGAACAACGTGCCTGAGACTGACCGTTGGTTGATTATCACCCCTACCGAGCGTCAGGTTCTGATGCAGTCGAACTTGGCTCAAGCCCAGTTCATGGGTGACTCCGCTAGCGTTCTGCGTAACGGCAAGATCGGTATGATTGACCGGTTCACTGTGTACGTTTCCAACCTCGTCCCACGCGGCGCGGCTGGCAAGACCTACATGAACCCCAACACCGCTACTGATGCCACTCTGACCAGTGCATTGAAGCGCCACGCTGTTATTGCTGGGCATAAGTCTGCCATCACCTTTGCATCACAAATTGCCAAAGTTGAGTCGCTGCAAAACCCCAACGACTTCGGTACGCTGGTTCGTGGTTTGAATGTCTATGGCACCCAAGTAGCTCAGACCAACGGTCTGGCTCTCTTGCAAGTCGCAGGCTAAAGAACAAGGCGGGGCTTCGGCCCCGCTTTTCTTACCTAAAGGAAAAAACATGACTACGAAAAATGACTTGGTAATTAGCGGTTTATACGGCACTCAAGCCGTCGGTGTTGTTGGTACTGTGGCAACTGGTATTGCTGCTGCTGGTACTACCATTACAACTGGTACGGCTTTGACTGCTGATATAAACGTGGTATCGACAGTTGTCGCTAGTACAACAGACGGGGTAACCCTTCCTACAAACCGTGTAGCTGGTGACACAGTTGTGGTAGCAAACACTTCAGCCGCTACTTTAAAAGTTTATGGTTCTGCAACAGCATCGACAGGCGTTATAAATGGGGGCACGGCAGGTGCAGCCTATTCGTTGTCGACTCTTACAGTTACTAAATTTATTAAAGTGGATGACACAGCCGCAACTTGGATTGCCATTAAAGGTGCTTAATATATAGGGGCTTCGGCCCCTATTCTTTAAAGGTAGAGCATGGCAACTGTAACCGCAGGCACAATCATTGACAAAGCTGTAGTTCAGCTTATTGATATTGCAGGTGTTCGTTGGACAAGAGCCGAACTGTTGAAGTGGCTTAACGATGGGCTGCGGCAAATTGTGCTCATGCAACCTACTGCGACTAACACTCCGGTAGCCGTAAAACTTAGCGCAGGTACAAGACAACTTTTGCCCACAAGCGGCTGGTTGCTTTTAGGCATTTACAGAAATATGGGTACGACGGGTTCAACTCCGGGTCGTGCCGTTCGTGTTATCTCTCGTGAACTGCTGGATGCGTTCAACCCAAGCTGGCACACAGCCACAGCAAGTGCAGTCACACAGAATTACATCTATGACTTGCAAGACCAAACAGCATATTATGTGTACCCCCCAAGCACCGGCACAAATTACCTTGAAATAAATTACTCGGCGCAGCCGACTGATTTGACATCTGAGTCACAAGTGATTCCGATGTTCGATGTTTACCAAGGCCCGTTGTTGGACTACATCATGTTCCGGGCTTGCACCAAAGACGCTGAGTACGCTCCCGGGGTTACGTTGGGGAATTTGTACTTAACTACGTTTACTGCTGCTGTTGGCGTCAAAGAACAATCAGAAATCAAAGCAGGCCCAGAACAGGCGCTTTTGCCACGTAATCCTAATGTTGGCGGGTCTATGTCATGAGTGAAGTTGCCTACGACAATTTTTTGGTTGAAGTGATGCCGTACGTCAAAGACGTACCGGAAATTGTGGCGTTGCAAGCCATCAAAAACGCAGCCATTGAGTTTTGCCAAGAAACTCGGTACATCCAAGACAACTTAGATGCCATGGCTGGAATTACCAAGATCGGCACTTACGACCTTGAAGCAAACGAAGGCACGTACAAAATTGCTGACATTGTCGAATGCTGGTACGGGGATTCGTTCCTTGTACCAAAGTCAATTGAGCAGTTGACGCAAATTTACCGTAGCACAAACTGGAACACGTTGGGTGGTAACCCGTACTACTACTTTCGCCCATCGTCACAAGAAATTCGGCTAGTCCCTTACCCAGATGTGACGCAATCCGGCAAGATAAATATACGAGCAGCCTTGAAACCTAGCCGGGCGTCAACGACTATTCGTGAAGAAATTTATGAGCGGTTCCTTGAAGACATTGCGTACGGAGCGCGTGCGCGACTCTACAATACCCCCAACCAGCCGTACTACGACCTCAAGACTTCCCTTGAGTACATGAAACGGTTCAACGACGTGATTGCGGATGTACGTACCCAAGTCAACAAAGGACTGACCCGCGCATCAGTGCAGATTGAATTTCAGAGGCTCGTATGACTGACAAAATCAAGCTTGTTAAGGATGACACCCGACCTGCACTGGTTTGCACCATTACGGACGACGTAACAGGGGCCGCAGTTGCCATAACTGGCGCTACTGTAGTATTGTTCTTCCGTGCAGTTGGGTCTACTACGCTTCAAGCTACTGTGCCCGGAACTGTGACTGATGGGCCTAACGGCGTAGTTGTGTTCTACCCAGCTTCCACGCCCACAATGCTTCAAGGCGACGCAGGTGACTACGAAGGTGAAATTCAAATCACATTCTCTGATGGTCAAATCCAGACGGTGTACGACATCTTACGGTTCAAAGTACGAGCGGACTTTTAATGGCTGCACGCATCCTTGGTAACACTACTGCTGCCTCAGTTACGTCTGTAAAGCTGCGGGCGGGTGTTGCTTCGGTTGTACCAATTGTAGGACTTACCAGTGTCTATCCTGTAGCAGATGTAGCCTACATCCTTATGGTTGTGGGTGCGTATTTGGATACAACAGGCCGATACAAGTACACAACTGATATCTTTAGCGTCGCTGACATTGCCAGCTTGAGCACAAGCAAAGTCGCAGATGCAGATGCATTTACGTTAAGTGACGACACAACATTCGGCACTATTAAAGGTCTATCCGATACGGCTTCACTAGCTGACACCGTACTGACAGTTCTGATTTTTATACGTGACTTTTCTGACACGACCAGTCCTACAGATGCTAAAGCGCTGCTCATTAGCCCAGCATATTCAGACGCTGTAGCACCAAGCGATACAACTGCGCTATCGCCGGGGAAAACGCTCACTGATTCTTTTGCACTTGCAGACTCGATAACTCAGTCTTTTTCTCGTTTTACAAACGACACAGTATCAGCATCAGATAGCTTTGTTGTAGCAAGCGATAAAGGATTTTCAGACTCGCTTTCTTTATCGGATAGTGGTACAGTAATATCCCAAGATTACTGTGACATCACTTATTTTTTAACTGACTACGTTGGCGAGTCCAGAACTTTTTAAGCAGGAGTAATTTATGATAAGCGACAGCATTAAAATTACCGGTAATGTAAAAATTGACATTATTGGCGCAGACGGAGCCGTAAAAGACTCCCGCGAAATTAAAAACCTAGTTGTCACTGTAGGCAAAAACTACATTGCATCGCGCATGAAAGATGCGACGGCGACTGCCATGACACACATGGAACTAGGAACTGGAACTACAGCAGCCGCTGTTGGTGACACTACGTTGCAGACTGCAATTTCTAGTTCCCGAGTGACGTTGACTTCAACCACTGTAACTACCAATTCAATTGCGTATGTTGCGTCTTTTCCAGCGGGAACTGGAACTGGCGCTGTGACTGAAGCTGGCATTTTTAATGCTGCAAGCGCAGGAACCATGCTGTGCCGTACAGTCTTTTCCGTTGTCAATAAGGGTGCTGCTGATGCCATGAGCATCACTTGGACAATTACTGTCAGCTAAGGGTTGAGCCATGTCAACTATTGTTACCCGTGCTGGTAAAGGGTCTCCGTTAACCAATACGGAAGTTGACGCAAACTTTACCAACCTAAACACAGACAAGGTTCAAGTAACTGGCGCGCCTACTTCTGGGCAAGCCATTATTTGGAATGGAACTGCTTGGGTTCCCGGCGCTAGTGCTTCATATCCTGCTGCTGGGATAGCCAACTCTACTGGGTCTGCTTGGGGTACTTC